CTTGGACTACTGTTTCTGACCTCAGAAAAGGAAAAACAAGCATGGACAAAATGGCGCTTCTAACGGCAGAAAAGCTCTATGAATTTGCTATAGCTGATAAGCAGTGATTTCGGTCACTGCTTTTATTATTGCAAACAAAAAAACCGCAAGCCTAAGCCTGCGGTTACAATTCGAACAATATTTTAGAAATTTTCCTTTCTACTTTATTTTTTTTATTTTTCTTCTTTTGGTTTGTCAACGACGGTCACAAGACCATCTGGTTCGGTTTTGAATGCTGGATCTGTGTGAAGTTCACCGTTTGCCTTCAGGTAGTACCAGCCATCGCCTGACTTGATAAATTGCTTAGATAGCATATAACCATCTTTTTCTTCCATGAAATACCAGGTTTCTCGATATTTTACCCATCCCTTAGCCATGCGCCCGTCTGACTTGAAATAATACCAGCGGTTATTAAGGAACATCCACCCTGTGACCATTGCGCCACGCTTGTCGAGGTAGAACCAGTCTTTTCCATCATTGAACCATCGATTGATTAAGCAGTAGCCACGTTCGTCAAATCGGAACCATTCGTTGTTGATTTGTTTCCAGCGGTTTGTAGGATAAGAGCCATCTGACTCCTCCCACCACCAGCCGGTGCCATTTTGTTTCCAACCAGATTCAGAAAGACCGCCTTCAATGTCTTTCTTGAATTGCTCACGACTAATACCCCATTTGGCCAGATAAGGATACGGATCCACATGGTCAGAGTAGTTTCGAGGCTGGTTATAAGTACAGTATTGGTGCGTCTTAATCCCAGCTAGACTGTCAGAGTCAAGTGTTTTCGGAATTCCAGCTTCGTCTGCAAGGTTCCGCAGAAGCTCAACATAGAGCTTGTAATCACGCATGAATTCTTCCTTTGTTTCATGACTTTCAATAAGCTCAACTTGGCCGTATCCTTCAACATTCCAGCCACCTCCTACGTCGTAAGCCCCCATATCTGTATACCAGGTCTGCATCACACGGCCGTTACCGACAACATGCGAGAAAAAACCTGAATCTACAGGGCGGCGCATGTGGTAGTCTGCTTCATTTTGAGCAGTTGAACTTGGATTTCCTGTTGAATGTGCATGAATTTGTCTGTATGGTTGTTCTCCAACCTGTGGAAGGTCGGTTCTTAATCTACTTGTATCAATATCCATGATTAGTCCTCGCTTGGTTCGTAGTATTCAAGAGCACGTTTGCTATCAGAGATCCCTGAGGTTGTTGGGTCATTGATAACACCAATCAAGACAAGAATGTAAACGAATGTGTTCACACCGTCCTGGATATTTTTGGGGATTTCAAGGCCGAATTGTTGGGCCATAAGGAAGATTGCTCCAAGAAGAGCAATGAGTGTTGTTTTGTTTTGCAATCGCAATTTCCAGTTAATCATTTTATTTCTCCTTTTTATTGTTGTTTGTTTTGAATCAAGCTTTTAAGTTCTCTTACATCCTCACCAAGCGATTTTACCTGCTCGGCCAGGACCAAGATAGCCTTATTCTGTTCGTCGTGGTTATCGAGCCTTTTATTGGCCGATGTCTTGAATTCATGCAAATTCTCGATGTCTTTCTCCAAAATCGTGAGACGATTCTCCTGCTTCGTTGCTTTATCTTTCATCGAAAAATAAAGACCGATAACAGGAATTAGAGAGAGAAAGATTTGCAAGATTAGTCGTTCATATCCTGGCATAAGCACCCCTATTCTTTCCCTTCAAATTTCCAAGCGACACCAGTTCCGTTTTGTTCCAAAATACCATTTGTCACAAATGCGCTGACAGGCTCGCCGTTGTATGTGAATTCTTTGTTAAGCTGCACTAGGATGCGCTTGCCTTCGCCGTTAACCTCCACATGTTCAGGATCTTCAATGGTAATCAGGTCATGTGGTAAGTAGGTCTTCCCAATCTCGGCCGGTTGAATTAACTCAACCAACTCTTTGTAGGTCGTTCCGTATTCGATGTTCTTGCTCATGACAGAGTTTAACACAAGAACATGAATGACCTTCTGGTTCACCTTGGCATTCTCTTCAGTTTGCTTGATGACTTGAGCAAGTCTGTCCTGTTCGCTCTTGTTGTGCGCAATCTGCTGTTCAGCTTGTTCAAGCTGCGCCTGTGTTTTGACAATGGCACTTCCTGGATCTAGCTCAGCTTTTAAGATATCCAGCACAGCTTGAATCAAGACGTCTTCTGGTTCGTTTGTACGATCTCCAGTGAATGATCGTGAGTTAGTGCTGTAGCGATTTCCTTCTGATAATTGAATTTCTACCACGGTCTCAACATTAGAACCAGAAATTCTTAAGTACGGTTTTGTTGATAGATTATACCCATTGATTGCCATGTTTATTCTCCTTCTGCTGGTTTAGTTTGTTCATCAATCAGAGCTTCCAGCTCATCCACTCGTTCTTGAAGTCTTTGATTCTCTGCCTTTTGCTCTTTCAACTGAATGCTCAAGAGATTACTTGTAATCATCGAATTTATTGAAGCTGTTGACATTTCACTAATTGTCATTTGTAAAGCTTGGTTAAGCTGTTCTGCGTTCATTTTCTAAGTTCTCCAATCTTTGTGTAAGTTTTTTATTTTCAAGAGCAAGTTCCTGAATTGCCTTGAGAGCTATATTAGTCAATCTGAGATTGTCTAGGTTCAGCGTGTCGCCGTTTTCGTAAACAAGTGTAGGATCCACTGCTTGGACCTCCTGAGCGATTAATCCAATCTTCGTGTGTGCTTGTTGTGGTCTATCCTCTTGCTTCTTCCAGTCGTATTCCTTGAACTGGAATTGATGGATATAATCAAGAGCCTTATGCTTGCAATCAACGATATTGTCTTTCAGACGTCTATCTGAGAAATGCTTATTAATAACTGACCACAGGCTATATGCTGTGCTGTTATAACTATAATAAATGTCATTACTTGAACCACCAAAACTCAAATATACATTGTCAGAGTTCCATAACCCAATAGTACCGGTTGTTCCACCGTCAATCCTTCCATTCCCTGTCTTGAGCCAGCCGATTCCTTTTGCTTTAATGTATCCCCTCACTGTCAGTAGGAATTCATCACTATCACTTGCGTAACCGCCAGTAGTAAAATCGGAGTCCTTGTAAATGAAAAGGCCATAAGGAACATCTTCGCCACGACCATAAGAACCAATGAACTGCACTCCTAACCCATCTTTAGTATTATGGCTTCGTGGTACATTAATCTGTAAACCGCCATTTGTAGTATCGAATGAGCCATAAGAACCTAGTTGGATTTTAGTGTGTCCTGTTAAGGTTCCACCATAGATGTTTGAACCTGTAATGGTCCCACCGTAAATCCTATCACCACTCAAAACACCTGACTGAACCTGACTTGCATCTATCGTGATACTTTTAACTCTGTTAATGAAGGCTTGCTTGGCAAATAGCTGACTTAAGTAGGCTTCATTTGCCACCAGTTTGTTAAAGAAAGCCTGGTCAACTCTCAACTTGTCAGCGGTTACTGCTTCAGCATCTAAAATCGTAGTCGTGACTGATCCTGCTTCAAAATTAGCGGTTTTAAGCTTGTCTATCATAGCAGATTTAATGACTGCATTATCAATCAAGGTTTCTCCAGTGATATGAGTAGCTTTACCAGAGATACGATTTTGACCATTTGAACCAAGATTGATTCCAGAAATGATATCCCCAGCTGAATTGATGTTCTGAACGGCCCAGGAGCCAGCGAGCTGAGTCATTTTTGTTTGAGTCGCTTCAAGAGTCTTGTCTGTCTCTAGAGTCGCATCTTCGGGAGCCGGTTGCCAGCGACGGTCAGTCGTGCCTTCATAGAAATCAAGCTCTGTCATGAACAGACCGCCCCATTTATTAGGATTGTTGCGGTCGTATTCAAATTGCAGATAACATTCATCGAATTCACCGACATTAAATGTAATGGATTTTTTGACCGCTTTCATGTTGTCAAAAACTGGACCATCAACCCATTGAGGCTGACCATTGAATATCAGCAACCTCTGTTGAAAGTCTGAGACATAACCTTTTACGCGTTTACTAATATAAACCCTAAAATATTTTGAGTTATTATCGAACCCTAAAATATTTAGAGTATAATCAGTATTTCGCTTAACAATGAACCGTGGACTTTTAACGACAGCTCCAGGTCGCAATTCAAACATGCGTTTTTGACCATTGAAGTAGTAACTATGAGCCGTAAAACTCAAACGACCATTCGCTTCTGTCCAATATTTCAGACCGTCGTCCGCTCTCGAATTTCGGAGCATATTCGGACCGCCTACCGTCGAATACTTGGCCACCTCGACTTGAAAAAGTTGATTAGTCAGAGCCATGCGAGCAACCTTATTCGAAATGTCATTCTCGTTGCTACCGATAATCCTCTCATAGAGTTTGCTTGTTTCTTGTACACGCTGAAAATCTACAAGATTAGCTTTGCCATCAAGTTGAGAAGATAAGCTTGTGAATCGGCCATCTACTGATTGCTTGTATTCAGCGATTTGAGTAGCAACTTGGCCATTTGTCGATGTCTTCACTTCCTCGATTCGTCGTTCAATCCCACGAATTCCTTCTTGGTAAGTATTCTTGCCGACATATCCATCAACGACCTCGTTTTTTAATTTGGTTATATCAGCGGTTGCTTGCTCACTGATTCGCTTAGCCTCTTGAGCTAGCAAATTACCTGCGCCAGCGTTTCGCAAGGCTTCTTCAGCCCTGCGTTTGGCTTCTTGTAGAGGGCCATTGTTAAAACTATTGAAGCGTTGGTCAATAGTGTCAGAGAGTTCTCTTTTAACTTCTTCAGCTTTAGCCCTAGCAAGTTCGATACCGTCCAAAATTTCCTGTCTAAGCAATCCAGCCTTATGATCAAAGTCTAAGTCAGCATTTTGAAGAGCCTTTTCAAGGGCGATTTCTTGTGCGGTTCCTGTTACACCAAGGATTGCATCAGCTGCGCTAGATAAACCACCAGAAGCTCTAGAACCACCAGTTCCTGCCTTATCATCGAAAGTCAGAGAGATGTACTCTTCTTTCAAGGCATCAAATTCATAAGCAATAGCTTTCTTGAATGCATCGACATTGTGTTTCCAGCTCTTGAGGTTGACCGTATCCCCCATGTGAACAACTTGCCCATCAAGTTCATAGGCTTCAATCTTGATAGCATCAGAGACCTTATCAATGCCCTCATTTGAAAACTTCGCCTGTGCCCACTTCTGCAACTCTTCAACAGTTTTAGCATTGTTGTTCTCATACTCTTTTTCATTGATATAAGGGTATGAGTTGATAAGAGGACTATCAACAGTCGCTCTGATAGTCGTTTCTGTTTTAGCACCTTCAGGTTTAAAAGTCGACTTTGCATGAATTCTTGTGACAACATTCTGACTGTTCCTTGTGCGTTGGTAATCCTTCAGATTCTTGTGTGTCGTGATAACAACACCACGATTCTCACCACGGCTTTTCTTGACAGTCATCGCAAAGTTATCACGAACCAGCTCACCTTCCCATGTACCAACTATACTGTGCTTACCGTCCAGCAATACAGAGTACAGAGTTTCTGTTTCAGTCGTGTTGAAGGTCCTACGATCCTGGATATCGCTATTGAAAGAAAAATCCCCCAAAGCAGTTTTGGTGTTTTGAACCATGCGAGAAAGAGCCATACTACAGCTCTGATTAGTCACGCTCACTGGTGTGATAGAACGTTGCATCACATCGTCTGAAATGTGATAGGCTGTAATTTCCAGATGATCATTGTGTTCAACAGGTTTCTTGATGCGAAATAGCTGCGCACCAAAAACAGGAGTCGGAGCCTTTATCAGCATATCTTCTTTGATGAGCTGATAAAAACCTGAGTCAGAAATAGGATATTTCACAGTTAAGGTGAAATCGCCATTCATGGTCTCTTTGACAATCGCCGAAGTCGCTTCATGAAGTGGCTCCCCGTTCCATCGAACAGTCCTCACATCTTTATCAAGTAAATAAAGCAATTATGCCCACCCCCAAACAGTTTCAATTTCAAGCGATTGAATACCTGAACCTAGAACAACCCCGACATTCTTCACTTTTGCTGGATCAACTGTGATAAAATCCCCTGACCATTTCACTGGCTTCCCTGTTGCCGTTTTAAAACTAGGATTGTCAGGATTATTGACCATCACAAGCGATTCAGCAAGCCTTTCAAGCCGAATGACCTGACCAGCGATTGTAAATGAAGTCTCAGCAACGCTCTGACCAATGATTGTAATTTTAGGAAAGGCAAGAGCAGAACCTTGCACGGTTAAAGTCCCGCTTCTTGTCAATCTCTGAGTATCGGTGCCTTTGAAGTATTTGGTAGGGTGGCAAGTGAAGGTTGCTTTTGTCATGTAAAGACCAGGTTTCACTTCTTCAAGGTCAGTCACATTGACCTTATAGCACCAGAGACGAGTTGTTTTGACTCGCTCACTTTCTAACCAGAACTTCTCACGGATGAACAGGCTCATAAATTGGTTCATCTGCTCCTCAGTCGGTTTGACCAAGTAAATCGTATAAGTTTTCTTGACCAGTTCCCTATGCTTGTTTGTCTGAACGATTGCTCCACTGATACCACCATGCTCCAAGAGAGCCGTCTTGCTGTCTCCCAGAGCGATTGAGGGAGAATCATGGACAATGACCTTAAAGGGAAAAGACGATGTTCTCACACCGTCAATCACAAGCTCATTATGTTTTACCATGCAACCCCTCCTCTCAATTGTGTCTTACGTTGCAACTCGTCAGCAATCCGCTGAGCCACCTCATCAGCAATCCGACTGATGTCAGATTCTTCTCTGACGGTGTTACCAGTAATAGTAATATTAATGGTCGGTGAAGTTCCACCCATAGTCTGAGCGATGCCTCGACCGATAGCACCAAGTGTTTTGTCATTAAGTGGCAATACTGCTTCATTCCCAGCTTCACCACCAACCATAAGGTTATTGCCATTCATTCCAAAAATGGTTGGTTTCGTCATGATACCGCCTTTGGCATACCATTCGATGCTGATGCTTGGCACTCCTTGGCTCAACCAATCTAATGGGTTAGCCGAACCACTTACAGAGAAGTGAGGTAGTGGGATGTGTGGCCAACTAATGCTGAAGTTGAACAATCCTTTGATGGTATTGATAGCCGTACTGACAAGGTCTTTCGCCCCATTGATAGCACTGCCGATGGAATTTTTAATCCCATTCCACACGCTTGAAACAGTGCTTGAAATACCATTTAATACATTTGAAATTGTACTTGAAATTCCATTCCATACATTTGAAATTGTGCTTGAAATGGCGTTTATCGTATTTGAAATGTACGATTGGATAGCTGTGAAGATGGTCTGAACAACATTTTGGATAGCATTCCATACAGTTGAGAACACCCCCTTGATTGTTTCCCATGCTCCTGACCAGTCACCTGTAATGATCTGCATAACTGCTTGGATAACACCAAGGACAACATTGATTGCAGTCTCAACAACGGTCTTGATGATTTCCCAAGCTGTTGTAATGACAAGTTGGATATTATCCCAACCGGCTTGAATGAGTGGACCTAAAATTTCCAGTATTGTACTGATGACCGTATAAATTGCATTCCAGACAGTCTCAGCACTTGCTCGAATAAGTTCCTGGTTCTCCGTCCACCAAGCAACAACCGTTCCAAAGATACTCATGACAAAATTAGAAATCTCTGATACGACTGCATTGATAACCTCAAGAATCGCATTCCAAACGGTCGTGACCGCATCTCGAAAACCTTCGTTAGTTTCCCAGAGATATTTTACAATAACAATAATTGCAGCAACTGCAGCAGCAATCGCAATAGCTGTTCCAATAATTGGCAATGCGGCAATTATCATTTCTCCAATAGATATTTTTAAAAACTCAGCAAGGGCTTGCAACGATAAGAATATGGGGGCTATGACCCCTACAGCAGTCACAACTGTTCCTAAAATAACAACAAAATCTTTTACTGGAGCAGGTAAGGAACTGAACAGCTCAGCCACACCCTTCACAATGCTTGCCAATGTTTGAAACACTGGAATCATCATTTCTAAAAGTGGCTGACCTATAGCAGACAATGCATTGGTTCCGGCTTGTTTCAGATTCCCCATCACATTTTCTAAGCCGTCTGATTCTCTTGCAGCCTGTCCAAGTGCTCCTGAAAGTTTATTCCCGTCTTCAACCATCTGAAGCAAGGTCAATTGCTTCTGCGCTTCGCTCAAGTCCTTGAATGACTTTCCGTACAATTTATTTGCAGCTGCATTCCTAGTTGTCTCCGTCGCAGAGATACCAAGAGCCGCATCGTTAGCAAAGTTTCCCTTCAAAAAAGATTGTAAGCTCTCTGTTACGCTCTCAATAGATTTGTCATAGAAGGCTGCACCGTCTGCTGCTGCCCTAGTTGCACGAGAAGTAAGATCCAAAGCTTCTGCTGTATCCAATCCTGAAGTTTTGGCAAACGAAGCCATCTGAGTGAATGATCCTTGCAATCGCTCTGGGACAATATCCATTTCCTGACCAATAGCATTCAACGCTTCTCTTGCTTGGATTTCCATATCTCCGAAAACAGTAGTAAATTGAGCATTACTAGCTTGCATTTGAGCAGCTGCTTCTAACGCTTCTTTTCCTACTTCCACAAGCTTTTCTGAAATAGCACTCAACTTCTCACTAAACTGTTGAAGTAGTTCTGCTCTTAAATTTCTTGAGATTTCACTTAAACTTTCTTGAGTGCTATCAGCAACAGGCTTTGTTCCCTTCATCTCATCATTGAGATGATTAAAAGCTGTCTTAGCCTGATTTAGCTCAGCTTCCATCTTGTTGGCCTGTGTGGAGTTCTCACCAAATTCTTTTTTAGTGATTTCCAATTGCTGTTCTAGATTTGAAATCTGTTTACTTACAATCTCAGACTGAGCACCAATCTTTTTCTGGGCAAGAGCATTTCTCTCGGCTTCACTAGCATTTGAACCCAAAGCACTTTCTTGCAATTTGAATGAACTTGTCACCTTACTCATCTCTGAAGCAAGTTGACTCTGTTCATTCTGCAATTCTTTCAGTTGCGTTTGGTTGCTTTTAGTTGCATTTCCATTCTCAGCAAGTACCTGATTTACATTTGCTAGTTTTCCTTCATAGCCCTTCAGGACATTTTGGGTTACTTCGACTTCACGTTGAAAAGCACGGTACTGATCAGCGCCGATATTCCCATTTTTGAACTGCTGTTCCACCTGAGACTGAGCTTGCCTCAAGGTTTCCAATTTCTCCTTGGTCGTCGCAACTTGCTTTTGCAGAACTTCTTGCTTCTGAGTCAGGAGCGTTACGTTACCAGTGTCAAACTTCAAGGCCTTGTCAATCTGTCTCAACTCCTGACTTGCATCAGTAGCAGCCTTATTGACATTTTTCAGGGCCTTTTGTAAGGGCTGCGTATCACCATCAATTTCAATTTTGATACCTTTGATATTTCCTGCCATATTTCCTCCTTTCATAAAAAATAGAAAAGCGCTGAGAGAATTTCTACGACTGATAATGCAGTCAGACCAATGAACTTGGTCTCAGAATCGCTCTCTCAGCACTCATTTTTTCTTTAAAAACTGTCAAAATCAGCTTGCGTGGCCTTCCGTTCGCCGCCCTTATCCTCACTCCTTAAATTCACATAATCCGTCTGATAATCCAGAGCCATTCCGATTGAGATGTGCTTTAGATCATCAATAGACAGACCAGTTTCTTTACAGCAAGATAAGTATGACTCTACTGTGAAGATTTCTTCGCTAGCTGATTCTGAGTCATCTGGTGCTTTTTTGTCGTCATGCTCGCATTCAGCATTTCCATCAACACAGGACCAACTTCCTGAATCGGAAAGACTTCCATTTCCATGAAAAATTGTTCATAAGGCTTGATGTGAGGATTTGCAGATTTAGCAAAGGTCCAAAAAAGACGGTTGAAGAAGGTCATATCAAACTCTTCTAGCATTGAAATGTCAATGTCAGTCGCTGTCAATTCTTTTTCAGCTTCCAGCTTGTTCAATTCATTCATGAATGATTGATTTTTCAACATTGAGAACAAATCTTGGAAATAATCTTTCCCAAATTGTTGCTTGTAAGCGATAGGAGTATAGCCATTAGTGCCCAACTCATACTCCTGATCACCAACCAAAACGATTTTACGCATAGATCTTCTCCTTAAGCTGCAACGGCAGTAGGTTCATACACTTTCTTGAACCAGTTGTCATACGCATCCTTGTCATCAGTTGATGTGATTGAACGTTTAACAACTGTATCCAATGGACGAGGGCTAGCTTTGAAACTAAGTTCACGTTCGTTGGTTGATGTCCCATTCTTAGTTTTTGAGCCAAGAGATGGGCGACTGGCAAAACAGTAGTACATCACATAGCGAGTCTTGTTTTTGTCGCCTTCAAACTGGAACATCATTGCGAACTCTGTCAAGCTCGCATCTGCTTTTTCAGTCATGACACCCGTCTGAGGATCCTTGATTTCACCGAGAATTTTTGTTGCAAATTCATCGATGATGTGCGGAATTTTAAGTTTACCTTCATATCCTTCATTTGAATTCATGAAATGGTAATCCTTGTTGTCTGCCTTGATAGGAGTTGTTTCCCCTTTTGTGTCAAGTGTCAGCTCCATTGCCCCAGGAAAACGAAAAACATCGCCGTAAGTGATAACTCCATCTGCTGCAAGTGTTTTGACAGGTGCGATATGTACGTTTTCTAGGCCAAAGGTTACTTTATTTTCTTGAGTCATGTCATTCCTCCTTAGTATAGATAGACCGTATAAGACTTGACATAGAGTCTTTCAGTCTCGATAAATGTTTCTTCTTGAACTTCAAAGAAGAGCTCGTGGGTTGCCCACAGCTCTTCCAGACGTTCTTCCAAATCTTCATCCTTCCGCTCAAAAGCTAGCTCTACTGTCGCGCTCTTAATCTGATGATTAACCGTGTTGTCAGCTGCATTGATGGCTGGACTCGATTCATAATAGACCAGGTAAGGTAGATCAGGAGCGTTCCCAGTTTTAAACGCTCGATAAGTGACAGGCAAGTTTGCCTGTTCCAAAATAGCAGCAAAGTCTGATAGCTTCATTTCCCAATCTCCTTGATACGCTTCTCAAAGTTCTGAATTGCTTTTTCTTCAGCTGGCTTGATGTGGACGATACCAGCGACACGACCACCATTTCTTGAAAGGTGCCCGTTTTCAAGTATGTGAGTAAGACTTGCAACTGTGTTGAACACAACAAAAGAGCCATTGGCCAACTTCTTCTTTTTCCAACTTTTACGATACTTTCCGTACCGTTTCGGACTTGTCTCTTTTAACTCATCCACAGTCTCATCGGCCACTTGCTCTGCAATCTTATCCACTTCTTCAGTAACCTCATCAGAGTAAGCTGCAAGCTCTTTCGCTATCAAATTAGCAAGGTCATTACTCATTTCAATACCTCTGATAAAGTCAACTCTAAAATTTCAGAATCAATAGGATAGGTTTTCAAGATACGATATTGCTTGCCTTCAAATTTCGCAAACTCCTGATTCTCATACTCAAAATTTCGAATCTCAACGACCAAGCTCGGTTTTAGACCTGCCTGGTTCGCCTGATAAAATTCAGAGCGAGTAACCTTCTTTTTACGACACAACAGAGTAACTTCAACATCTTCAGAGATTGGTTGTAGTAACTTGTCCTTACCTGTGACTTTTTTAGAGATCAGTTTGATTTCATGATTCCACATTCTTGACCTCTTTCTTTGATGCTATCTGTAAATTATGCAGTCGCCATTGAAGGTGACGTGGCATATCCACCCCACCCTCATAGCGATAAGCAGCATAGTCAACGATAAACATTTCATGGTCAGCACGCTCACCAACAAGCTCGATACCGAGGTTATCGGTCAATTCAGTGATGACACTTGAAATGATTTTTTTTAACGGCTTGTCTCTCAAGTAGGTTGAAATACCCAACTTAAGCTTCAGCAATTCTAAAAGCTGACCTTCGTTCATGTTTACTCCTCAACTTCCTTAGCAGGCTCTTCAGCAGTTTCCTTAACTGTTTCCTCAACTGTTTCTTCCTGTTCAACTGCGGGATCTTCTTTCACTTCTTTGGTTTCAGGAGCTGGCTTTTTAGGTTCATCATCTCCCAAAATGTCAAGGAAGATGGAACCAGCAGTGTTAGCGCCAGTCAAAAGACCATTGGTAAAGCTATCTGTGGGCTCATATCCTTCACGAGGGAAGATATCGCCAACAGCATAGTCATGTTTTTCAGGATCAACCAAGTCCTTGAAAGGACGAATTACTTTATAGCTCATACGCCACCTCCTTAAGCTACAACATCAGTGTAAGTTCCAAATACCCCAGCATCTTCATCTGTCTTCTTGATATCAAAACGAAGGTATGATGCAAGGTTCTTACCAAATTTATGATTATCTTCCCAATTCACGGTCAATTCCATACGGTCAAACAATGTAAGGAAGTATTCGACATCACCGATGAAGAATTTCATTTCACCTTCTTGACCTAGTAGTGTATCTTCAACTGGATAAATTTTTTTACCTGAGAATGAGTATCCAGTTGGTGAAGTGATGTCAGGTTGAAGCATGTAGTGGCCGTCCTTGTCCTTAACTTTATCCAATGCGTTGAACATAGAGTCAGTAACGACAAGAGATTTTTTATAAACAGATGAAATCTTAGTGTTCAAAATGTCCTTGATTCCATCAAGTCCACTAGCGTTTACAACTTTTGCGGATTTCATAACATCCGCAACAATTGCCAATTTTGTTTGTTCGTCTTGGTCTTGGATATCTTCTTGAAGGATTCCGATGAGATCGTATTGCGCATCTTCAATAGCTTCACGAGAAATAGGAAGTTCACCACGATAGGTCTTGATTTTGTAATCAACTTCAGTGATTTTTGTTTTTCCTAATTCTGGATTTTCTTCAAGCTCACCAACTTCTGTCATCTTACGATTTGATTTTTTCAGAACTGGGTAAGTACCTGAACCACTTGTTACTTTGACAATATGAATAAGGTTGAGCAATGGGTTCTGACGTTCAGGTGTTTTTTGTGGCTCCAAAACCTCTTTCGGAATAATCGCTCCTACATCTGTTGTTTTAACACCTGTGCGTTTTTGTCCACGAGAGCGGATGAATTCTAGTACTGCGTCACGTTGTTCCAATTTTTGTCCTCCACGATGTTCTTTGCTTGGGTAAGTCGGTGCTTTGCGATTCAATTCTTCAACTTGATTTTGCAAATCTTCGATTTCCTTTTCAAGTTGTTCTTTTTCTGCCAATTTTTCATCCAATTCTTTTTGGATGTTTTCCAGGTTCTTTTCAACTGTTGAAACTTCTTCATCATTTCCAGCTTGTTCCAATTTCTTCGCTTCAAGTTCAGAGCGTTTGTTCAATTCTTCGATTGATTGTTCAAGCTCTACCACTTTTTCTGCTTTGTTGCGCATACGAGCGCCTAAAATCAATGATTTGTGCATAGGTTAAATTTCTCCTTAATTTCTTTCTTGCGCTTGTCCAGCGCTTCACGATTAGCACGCTGTTGACTTTCAAAGTCTTTCTGTCGTGCAGCAATTTCCGTTTGCGGATAGGCTGGGAAAGTACATGGACTCACTTCAAAGATTTCTAATTCTAAGATAGTGTCCAGGTACGAACCATCTGCTTGCTCTTCCGTATTGATTTTGATTGGGATGAAACCAAAACTACATCCAATCACATCACCACGCTGAACACGAGCATAGGCCCCAACAGCTTGCGGATCATCTTTGTTGATGATAATATCACCGTAAAGTCCGATGTCATTAACTCCCAAAATGACCGTCCCGTTACCAGTACGACCAAGCACTAAACTATCATCATGGTTAAACAATGCCCTGATGTCAGCTCCTTTGATGGCTTTTTCAACACCCTCACGTTTGATTACCTCAAAGTAACCCGGCCATAATTCAGTAACTTCATCAAACTTGATAAAGTACCCGCTCAAAATCAAATCACCAGTTTCACTTTCTTCTCGTGTTTTGAATTGAGCAGTGCGATAACTATTCCGTTTGTTCATTCTCTTCCTCACCCCCTTTCAGTTTCTTCTGGTCCCCAAGTCTGTCTTGTGGGATATAGTTCTCAAGAGCAAGGAGCTCATCCATATCAGGATCAGGTGGCATCCCAAGCCAATCCCTCCACTCGTTTCGACGCATTGCCATACTTTTAGTCATCTGTTCAGCAACTGAAGATAATTCTGTAATGTCATACGAATAAAGCGAGCGAGCATTGAGTTTGAAATACCGATTATTTGAAACGAGTAAGTCTCTCGTTAAGGTCTGAGTGATTGTCGTAGCGATGCTCATGACCGTTGTATTGACAAAGTTGTTGTATTCTTCTTTGTCAAAGCTACCAACTCCTAAAATAAAAGCTGGCACTCCCAAAAGTCCAGCAACTGTTTTCTTGTCAATTTCAACAGATTCATTGATAGCGATATCTTTCAAACTTAATGGCTTGACCTGTTCAACCTCTAGCAAGGCATCAGGAATAATCCACGGCTCACCAGCTTGACTCGTGCTAAGATATTTCTTAGCAACCTTGTCTCGTCCTTCTTGCGTGGCCAATTCTGTACTCGAAGAATCAACCTTAACAATCAGGCTAGGAACGTTCTTGCCATTCATAAAGCCTTTTTTGATTTGAGTAGCAAGATTTAAATTCCTAACAATATCCCTCAGAGCAAGCCTATATCCAGTCCCTACAAATGGATTGTCTGGATCAGGATTGATTACAAAGTGCACGATTTCGCTTGGGTTGTAGTCGATACCACGATAATTCACGATATAACCAACATCATCACTTTTGAAAGAAACTTCACTCATAGAGAATGGTCTCAGGTTCAAAATATAATCATTCACAGGATCATACTCAACATGAAGAACTGAGTTTCCGTCACCGAATAGCAATAGGTCACGCACAATCTTGAAAATCCAAGTCTTGCGAGTCATGTTTTCGCATGGATTTACATCAATCTTCCGAGCTAGTCCATCTTTAACCCGTATGTCTCCCTTGTCGGTATTCTCCATCAAATGAATGGTCATATTTGATACCATGTCAGCAATCTTGTTGACCGCAGCAATCACATCAGGATTGCGAGCCAGTGGCACATAGCTATCACCGTCAATATAAAGACCAAAATCTGAATGAGTGATAATATTCGTTCCACTTCGACTCTTACCACGTTTCAAAAACCTATCTAAAAGCCCCATCTTTCCTCACCTCCTTTCTAGCGAAAAGTATTTTGAAGAAGTGAATCAAAGTGTTTGTTTCTTACGATATTCTGACTGACATCAACTATTTGTTTATCCCAGTTAACTGTTTCAGCCCTCAAATCTTTCGTATAGCTTTGACGAACGACTACTTCTTCCCCGTTTAAAATTACTTTAACTCGCCCTTTATTAATTAGCACATTAATTTCATGTTCTGATAAAACTATTTCATTCATAATTCACCTAATCAAAGAAGCTCATCACATCGCTATTCTTACCAAGATTAGCAAGAGCTTGGATACAAGCAAAAACGCTGGCATCGAACAAGTCAATTCTTGCAGTGCCACCGTCACCGTCTAATTTTTCATATTGCACAGCGTCATCCACCTTTTCAATCGCTCTAACGTTGCTCACGCAGTATTCGTAAGCATCAGAATGAAGATAGTAAAACTCTTTATTCTTGACTTTGAACTCAATCCGTCTGAATCCCTCTGATTTCAGATAAAAAAGCTGAGGTTGGTCAATCATCTTGAACCGAGCTTGTTTCATCTTCGTCAGAAACTCACGGCCAAACTTCCTATCCATTCCGACAGCAGCAATCTTGAACCCTTTCTCTCTCATCTTGATAAACCATTTAACAATATCATCATAGAGTACGGTCGGAGTATTGCTCATAGTCAGCCAGCCATCAGACTGCCACCCAAAGAGTGGAATCCCGTCATCATTGGCTTTCTTCTGAGCATTGACACGAGGAAAGAAAGCGTGTGTGATGCAAATATCAACATCTTTCTCACCATCATGGTAAACCCCATAAAGAGCAGCAGCGGTCAAGTCATGCAACCTTGACAAGTCAGCTCCACCATACCACTGGATAGGCAAGCGTGCCAGCTCCTCTAAGGTCCAATCATAGCGACTGTCTGAAGCAATAAACTCATCAGGATTGAAATAAGCGTTCATTGAGTTTGTAAAGACATTCAAAGTCTTGTTGAAAAACTCATTTCTTGTCTGTGGATCATTCATAGCCTGCTCAGCTTCTTCTCTCAGAGCCTTGAGCGATACCGTCACACCCCACGAAGGATTGGCTTTTTTAAGAACATTCTCGTCCAGGTAATCGCCCACGTCTCCATCAGTCGTCTGGTCAGCTTTACAGATAAACATGAACAAGGAATCATCCTTGACCAATTGTTTAAGGACCTTTTGACAGTATTTCAAACGGTTAGCAAGGAAACCAGTAGGAATATCACCAGCCGTAGAGATAACAAAAAGCATACTGTTTCGGTATGCTGACATTGTTTTCTTCATAAGACCGTACTTCTTGCTGTTTCTCATCGTGTGAGCTTCGTCTAGGATAATTACGTTACCGTTCAATGAGTCCAAACGACTTTCATCGTTGGCCAGTGCCTGGATAAAGAAAGAACCCTCAATACCAAAATTAGCAGTGATTGAGTGTTCCTGGTTGTTATCCTTGATACGAATGTTCTTGTCATTCCATCGCTCTACATTGAATTTTAAGAATCCAAAGGCTTCCATAGCTTGCTTGACCGAGTTGGCCACGATGTAGCATTTTGAACCGCTATCCGTGTCTAATATTTGATAAGCAAGTGCGATTGCAGCAGTAAATGAGGTTTTCCCATTCTTCCGAGCAAGCATGATAAGCGCTTCTTTGAACCTGCGCTCATTCGTACCCTTATAGTAAAACCCAAATAGATTAACAACCACAAAGTGTTGCCAGGGTTGCAAAAGTAATGGCTTGTTACGGATAGACACCGCAAACATATCATCACCCTGCTGATGGACTATCGTGTTTTCGATGAAGTGGACAACGAAATCAACGATTTCCTCATCCATGTCAAATTCTGGATTCTCAAGATCACGAATGAACCTTTCAGCAGCAAGAATATTCTCCTCGCAATGTTCCTCTCTGTGAGAAATGACGTGCCGAGCATACTCTTTCGCTTTATCAAGATTACCCATTGCCAGTCACTCGCTTCTTCTTGATTTCGTTCTTGAACTTCAGTACCTCAGTAAGAACTGAATCACCTTCTTGTTCTACTACCTCACCGAGCGACTTAGGATTCATCATCAACTGATTAGAGTAGCTGAGGATGTCTTTTCTCAAAATTTCCATCGCTGTCAAGATTGGAACTTTGCGCTCATTTTCAGCACCAGCCTTATTGACGTAGGTGTCTGTTACTGGATAACCCATGTCAGCATAATCTTGAGCAAGTTTCTGATACTGGTATAACATACCTGCAAAAATGTCAATGATCATTTCGAACTCTTTCCGATAAGTGCCCAAGTCTTTCATCTGCTTGACCACTTTTGACTTAATCGACTTTGCTGTAATTGGTTTAGCCAAAAACTACCTCCTTTCGTCAAAATCGCTTAGTTTTTACCCCCTTTTTGTTTGAAGGCCCCCGACTTGGAAAAAGTTCCCTTCACCGGTACCCTACTGGCCAAAATGATTTTTCAAAAAGAGGGGGGGACTAAAATTTTTCATTTTTCATTTTTGAAAAAATTTAAAAATTCTTTTTTTCTCTTTTTCTGCCAGTACAAGCCTTGGTTGATTACTCTATCGTTCACTCTATCATGAAACGTATTGTGTTTCTTATTCGTCAACGGCAAACAATTCCATTCAACGAATTCAAGTTCAGGATATTCAGATACAGGAAAGATATGGTGAACCATTTCTGCTTGAACAGAAATTCCGTAACGCAAACTTTCTTGACAAAGATAATCATGCTTACGCATTATCCTATCACGGAACTTCTCCCACTTCTTAGATCTCAAGGATGGTCTGATAGGTTTGTTATACATCTCAAACCTCCTTTCTCAATGCAAAAGGGACAGGCCTTTGACCTATCCCATCTCATACAAGAAATCTATGCTACCATAATAAACTCTTTTTCGTGAGACTTCAAGATACCTTTTGTCTCATTCTTTTTTATTTTTGTATTCGCAAATAGAAATGATTTTGTTATTGTCATTGATGTGCTTATAAAATCTAATTGATTCTGGGTGAATTTCACTAACCGCAATTCTCCCTTCAATTCCAATATCACTCACTTCAAGGTTTAAAGTTTCGTCGGCAATGCTTCCTAAAATTTGGATTTTATCTTTGCTTGATATTTTTTTATAAATAAAATTCAAAATTCTTTTCAGTATTTTTATCATAGTCATACCTCTTGATGCTATGCCAATTTTACCTCTCACCTTCACATATCTTATATTTTGTTAAACTCACTCTAAATCTCAAACCCTTACTAAGCATGGGTTTTAAAGAGTTTCATTTTTTCAGTTTATGCTTAACTCATTATGTGAAAGTAATATCTAAAAAATTAAATGACAAAGTTCCGTAAAGCATCATCAAGCTCTGCTTGTTCTATTCCTATGTATCTCAAGGTTATTGCAGGTGATGAGTGATTGAACATTTTCTGTAATGTTCCTACGTCCTTTGTCTTGTTGTAATATTTATAGCCGAACGTCTTGCGCATTGTGTGTGTGCCAACATTATCAATGCCTAGTTCTTCAGCTGCTTCATGTATGATTTGATAGGCTCGCTCACGAGTGATTGCTTTATTCTGACCTTGCCTACTCTTGAATAAGAAATGATGAAATGGTTTGTCCTCGACATATCTCCTCATTTCTTTCTTGAGCTCTTTTGTCATCCGTCTTGTTATCTGCTTGCCAGTCTTCCGTTCTCTCAGTTTGATGTGCCAACCTTGAACATCTTTAACTTTCAAGGTAAGTATATCTCCGACCCGCAAGCCAGTATTCAGGCCTGTAATGAATAGCATATAATACATCTCATTCCACTCTTTGAGATAATCTTTCATTGCCTGAATGTCGTCATTATCTTTTATCGGTGATACAAATTCCATGTTCTACCTCCTTTCTGCAAAACAAAAAGCCAGCATTTGCTGACTCTTGACGATACTTCTGTTGGACAACTTTTTGACTAGAATTAAGGATGACTCCTCAAGTGTGATGTGTGTTTTTGTTTCAGAAGTTCATGCTATCATAATAGACCTTTTTTCGTGAGACTTCAAGATGTCTTTTGTCTCAATCTTATTTACAACTCACCTTTCAGTATAGCGTACTGTTCTAAGATAATCCTTCTACGTCGATAGATTGTAGCTTTGCTCATGAATTTCTGTTCTGCTATTTCTTCCCACCTCAGTTGAGGATATCTCCAGCGCAGATTAAAGATTTCCTTATCTTCATCAACTAGATTGATCAAGAGTTTGTTGATAATCCCTTTGAACCCTTCAAGGAATTTTAAGGTTGGATCATCCGCTATTCTGATTGCGATGGTTTCGGTAGGTTTGCTTATTCCTACGCTAGGCCCACTCTGAGCATCTGGATTTCGAGTTTCTAGTTCTAGCCTTCTCAAATCTATTGTACGTTGAACGTTTTGAAATTTGAAAAGTTCTCTGTCTAATGTTTTGAGGTCTTCGTCGCTTAATTTCTTCAATTCCTACCCCCTCGATATCTTCGTGACTGCTTCCACTTGATAATCTTACCTTCGTTATTGTTGTTGAAATAATCCGGCAATCTTGCCGTTGGGCTCTCTTTATAGACCACTTTTTCAACGACCTGGACTCCAGGCATCATTTCATCATCTATCCACCCAACAAGCCACGCAGGGTTTACATCATAGGTTTTAGCAATCATTTCAATTTGCTTAATCGACGGATATCCACCTCGTTCATACAAATGAATTGTATTTTGTGAAACACCTGTATCTCTGGCCATGTCTTTGACAGAGATACATAGGTCCTCTCTAAGTTCTTTCAATCTTAGTTGCATCTTGCTCTCCATTTCCTGGTATTAGCTTTTATGAATGCAGCCTGCTCTTGCATCTGCTTCCATTCATAATCCATGATGATTTCAAGTTGATTGTTACAAAGAACTTTTAAGAAATCATTTTGGGCTTCTAGTTTCTCAATATCCTTATAGGCCCTTTCATACAGTTCATCTTCCAGAAATCTAATGCGCTCTGCCATTGCTTCCTGAATGATGATGTAAGTTGGTTTCTTGTACTTTGTCATTACAATCTTACCTCATCTCCTATTTTTAGAGATTCATAGTTTGTTTTAGTAACTACGAACACTCCGTAATTTTGTACTGTGATAGTGTACATGTCGCCAATCTTCTCCTTTTGTAAGACTCTGCCTTTGATTTCTGCTCCTTGATTGTCAGCTTTATAAACGACAATCGGGCGCTTTTCTTCTAATTTCTTAATCTGGATACTCTGCCAGATATTCAACCCAGCAGATAATAATATCCAGGTTGCGATAAATCTTTTCAATCTGTTACCTCCTCAAAATAAAACTTTCCGTCAAATGGTTCGATTTTAATGATTCCATAATCCAATCCAAGTCTTGCTATGAATGGCTTGGTGATTCTTTCGTGCAAGGTAGACATCTGCTCCCTGAATTCATCTAACAGAAAAGTAGATTTGTAGAAATTGCATTGATAACAAGCAGGCATATAGTTTTCAAAACTATCCTCTCCGCCTCGATAGTGAGGATGCAAATGATCCACTCTCAAAGTTTTTAAATCCAATTCCTTGCCACAATAAGCACAGTGACCACCATACTTATCTAAAACTTTTTGTCTAGTGGCTTTAGATATGCTTTTTCGTTTCAATCTGTTTCCTCCTCAAAATAACTATGAAATTTACTTAAATTGACAATAGCGACCTCTTCGACAAAATGCTTTCCGATATCAAAATTTGGATCATCTTTACTAAACTCTTTCTTAATAGCTTTTTCAGCTAGTGATGGTAAAGCGAATATACTTGCTCCGTTTTTTAATGCAAGCGGATTTCCATGTTGATTCACTATTCGATACCCTATATCAAACGGTCTGATTTCCTTTGGGATTTTTATGAATTTATTTTGATTCTTCATCCCTTCTTCAAGCGTTTGTACCATTACTCTACCTCCTCAACTTCAAACAATGGACTATTAAACACTTCACCAAAACCAGAATATTCTAGTTCCTTTCGTGTAAATTTTTCGTTGTTTTTCCCATTGTTAAAAAAGTGGAATCCAATTTCTGTTTGATTTAGATAATCATCTGTATTTTTTAACTTGACTTTGTATTTTGGCTCTTTCTCGGCCTCATAGTCAGTCAACCACGCTCGAGCGAAAAGTTCTTGGTTGTTTTTGTCATTAAGCCATTTCTTCACCAATTCGCTTTTTTTAGCGTAGAGATGGATTGTGTTACTATCTAGTGCATCACGCAAACTAAAATTTTTTAAAAGTTGGCATTCGAAAATCCAGTCATCCATAAAATTAGGTAGAAGCACTTTATTCAATTCTTGCCTAATCTTATCAGCATCCTTCAATTGATTGCCAACCCATGCTCCCTCAAGTTTTCCTTGTTCGTAGCCTTCACGCCATTTTGCATGACTGAAATCTTGCTCAAATTCACCCATGATAGCCTTTAGCCAAACTTCACGATCATGCAATGGCAATTCTCGCAAGCGAGCTAGTATGTTCTTGACATAGCGAGGTGCTTCGTCTGCATGACCTGTTTCTGGTTCGTCTAGTTGTTCCAAGTCTTGTAGAAAAATTTGGCGAGCTAGTTCTGCTCCTTCAGCATCCCATACCCCTTCAAGTTTTTTAAATTTCTCAATCAATCGTTGTACTTTCATCTTCTAGCTCTTTATTCTTTTTCTTCAACAAATCGCGTTCAAGCGCTCTAATCCGCCTCTTGCGTGAATCGCACGGCTTAGAATACTCGATTATCTTTTCTTCGTTTTGCTCGATTGCACGTTTCAGTCCGTCAATCACAATCTTTTTATCGTAATCCATCTTCTAAAAATCTTTCAATAGCTTCTCTGTAGGATACTTCCACCAGACCGTCTAAGTCGTTCAGGGCTTCAATATAGTCTGGACGACCTTGCCCATACTGCTCTTTCAAAAATTCAACAAAGAGATGAATTTCCTGATAGGTTACTCCAACCATATTTCTTACACCACACTAAAACAGCAACCCATCATCCGGAATATCCATCGGATCGCTTGCTCCAAAACTTGGTGGCATCTGATTTTCCATGCTTGACTGATTCGCAGAATTATCCTTCTTTTCAAGTGTTTGAAAACTTTCAGCTACCACTTCTGTCACATAGACACGTTGTCCTTGCTGATTATCATAACTACGAGTCTGGATGCGACCTGTGATTCCTACCAGATTCCCTTTTTTACACCAGTTTGCGAAATTTTCAGCCTGTTGGCGCCACATGATGCAGCTGATAAAATCAGCTTCACGATCACCTGCCTGATTCTTAAAATTGCGGTTCACTGCCAAACTGAAAGTCGCAACAGCCACATTTGATGGTGTGTATCGTAATTCTGGATCACGAGTCAAGCGACCTACTAACACAACATTATTGATCATTGTTTTCCTCTTTTCGAACTCAATAAATAAGATATACAGCTATTTCCATTTGCGCGATATTATAAGCGTTACCGACCCAATCATTAAATTCTTGAGACATCGGCAACCAATCCTTTGTGGCTCCAAAATCATAACTTTCGGGCTTTTTGTCAGCAAATATACACTCCATAATTCCCATAAATGTCATGCCATCTTCAGCCATATCCCTAAAGTAAGCGACTCTATCTTTAACAGCATCTGGTAAATCATGTGATGGCGCTATTATTTCGGCATTTTTAACTGTCCAACCATAAATTCCTTGAATATTTTTTTGAATTTGATCAATCATTCTCCATCTCCTTCATTTTCTAAAACGGCATCTTGTGTAAAAGTGTTGCCAATTTTATAGTATTTGTATTCCTGGGCTGTCACTTCAAATGTTTCTTCAACGTGCTTATTTCCTACATATCCAGAAACGACCAGAATATATCTTCTTTTGGTTCTTGTTGGTACAAGTACCGAACTTTTCCCAGACACCACGGGTATGAATGTTGTATGAGGTTCATCAATGTACTTATCTACTACTGTCCCACTCGAAATCTGGTGACATGCCACGAGGAATGATGCGAGTAAAACAACACATAGGATTTTAAAATATCTCACTCCTTGTCCTCCAAACTAACAGTTATGGCTTGTTTAGCTTCTTCGGAGATAAAAATAAGTGTTTCTCCTTTTTTTAAGTTTTTTAAATCCTTCTTTGTGAATTTCACTTTATGGACTTCGTAGTTTTTACCATTTATTTCAATCATCTGGCAGATCCTCCTTAAATGAACAAACTAGCTAGCCACAGAATAAATGCAAAATATATGATCTTTGAAATAGCTTGGGTAAGTTTTTTTGAAATTTCTTCATCACTATAGATTGTTGGATTTATGAAGCTTAGTAAAGCATCTACTCCCAAAGCTTGCCAAAATGAAATCTTTCCGACCGGGAGGATTGTCGTTACAATCTCATTCCAACCAAATTGAACAACAAACGGTGAGACAATTGTTACAAGTAATACACCAATAATAATTCCTAGTTTTTTCATTTTATAAATCCTCCTCTTTAACAAACACCCCATCAATCATCTTACCTTTGCGGTCCTTGATGACTTCATAAGCTTCTTCTAAGCAACTTTCAGCTGTAGTTCCATTACAAAACGAAACCGTACTAACCACACTGTCAAGAAACATCAAGTCTGCTTTGATTAAAGGAATCTGTGTCTCATTATGACAGATATGAGCGTATAGCTTCTGAGCGATATTACCCAGACTAGAAACCATCAGCAACAATTCAAGTTCCTGTTGATTGGCTGAAATCTGAGCCCCATTCTTAATCTGTTGTTCAAATCCAATCAATACTACCTGGATGTCTCCGAGCGCATCGTAAATCAGTTCAGATTTATCCTTTGCGATACCTTCAAACAATTCTCCTGATTCTTCCATCAGCTTTAAGAATTGCTTTACAGGATTCGCTTCATGTAGATTTCTATCTACAAACCACTGTTGAACCTTTTCTTCTAAATTGATTTTTGTATTCATCTTATTTTTCCTCCGTTGCTTCCGCTTCTTTAAATGATCCCATTGTCTTAATAATTTTTTCTAACATAGATTTATGTAGTGTGATGTAATTATTTTTCTTCACTTGTCCACAGAATATACAAATTCGTTTGCCAAGGTAATTACATTTTCCGTCTGAACGGTAACTTTCAGCTGACTCAATTTGTTCTTTGTTAGCTGAGCTAACAAGAATTACTTCATCAGACTCGTTCCAATCAGGAATTCCCATACATTTGTGAAAATTCTCAAATGCTAAATCCATTAAAATATTTTTAGCCATTATTCTCCTCCTGAAAAAGTTGCTAAGTAATAACAGTCCTTAGCACCGTAGTCGAATCTTGTCGTCCGCTGGTCAATGTGCTTCTGAAACCTTGGGTGAGTGATAGCCGAGAATGCCCATTGATGGTCTTCCATCCGTTCAATGAGATCATCAACGTTATTAAACGTCCCAAGGAAAAATTGACAGTGCCCGTTATAGACGAAGTAAAGATTTAACATCAATACCTCCTAAAATTTCATAAAAGCCATCCAGTGAGTTGTCCCACGTTGCTGACCGAAAAGCGGTTGATGCGGAACCAATTCCAAAATTTCCTTAACATTCACTTGAGCATCAGACCACTTAAAAATAAGTGTTCCACCTGTTTTCAAGACTCTAAAACATTCTTCAAAACCTTGTTGTAAATCTAACCTCCAAGTCAGTAAATCTAGTTGTCCGTATTGAGCACGCATGAATGATTTCTGACCAGCCCATAGAAGATGAGGCGGATCAAATACAACAAGGTTAAATGTTTCGTCATCAAATGGCATGTCTCGAAAATCTGCGACAATATCTGGCTTAACATTGATTTTCTTTTTGTGAATCTCAAATTCCTCTTCACGTCTATCCATGTATGTTGTGTGTGGTTCCTTTTTATCGAACCAAAACATTCTAGACCCACAACACGCATCTAGTATTCTGATATCTTTCATCTCTTCACCTGAATCACATAGAAATTCCCAAATGATCTAAGTGCCTTAGCCACCTGCATTGCGACCGCACGAGATACAAACCGAATCGCTCCCCTCTCTTCTGAAAACGAGATATCAATTCCAGTCACGCCGATTTTAGCAGACATCAAGTACGGTTTTTCTTCTTTTGTTCCGTGTTTCAAAATAAACATCAGTTTCTTCCTTTCTCTAATTTTTCTAGCATTTCTTGTTTCTTCCTCTCAAGGTCCTTTTTGGTCTCATCACTGGTATTATTAACGTAATTAGGTTGTGACCATTCAGGAACATTTGATTTCTGATTGCCTGAGCGTTTGCTGATTTTGCTTTCTTTGTACGCTCTCTCACGTTCATTAACTGCTGCAATAGTCAAAACCCCATCGTTTTTCCAATTAGTCAAAATCGCTCTGATATAACTAAAGTTCCTTTTACCATTGTCAGCAGCAAGACCAATTGCTTTCAGAACAACTTTCGCTTCCATACCATCCAAAGTGATGAACTCTTTTAAGATTTCAAATTGAGTTCCATCCAACTGAGCAATACGAGATTGATATTCTTCGACGATGAGTTCGACTGGATTTTTATCTACATCTTTCTCTATATCTGTATCTATATCTTTCTCTATATCTATATCTCCGTTACGCTTTGTTTCATCGTTGTTACATTGTAACGCTAATTGGTTCTCTCGAAATTTGCGAACCCTTCTGGCGCTTGCGGTTTCACTACCTACCATCTCAGGAACTTGCTCCAAAAAATAGTCTCTATCTGATTTTCTAGTCAGCAGACCTTTGCTTTCCAAAAATAGCAAAGTAATTTTGATGTCTTCAACATTCTCGTCAATCATAAGAGCGATTTCTTCAGCAAGATTATCAGCAAGTCCATCGTAGTAGATACACCCTCCATCTTCCAAACTAATCAACATCATTTTGAGATAGATAATAGTGTGTGTATCGCCGCCAGCAATTTTCCGAAGCAACTTCATTTCTTTAGATTTGAAAAAATCCTGAGTGAGTTGAATCCAGTAGTATCGCTTGTTTTTAACTACCATTGATACCCTCCGTTTCTCTACTAACCCACAAATGTTTCTTTTCGCGTCACGGGATCAATGTCCACACGTCGACCAGTTTTAAAGTCGATAAATCCTTTTTCAGCTTGTGGCGCTTGAAATTGAATCTTCTTTTTCTGTCTCATTGCCATTTTAAGCTTGATATTCATCATCAGTGATTCAATCAAGACTACTGATACTAATGTGCCTACTGCGATAATTTGTAAATTGTTCATGTTTTTTATCCTCTTTTTGTGCTATAATATAGTCAAATAATTTTGCTAAGACCTTGTCCAGAAGCCTTTTAGTAAAGTTATTATATTTGATTAGAGAGCCATTCTTTGATGGCTCTTTTTGACCATTTCTTACCAGGTAATTCCTTTGGAAATCCCTTTAAATAACGATAATTATCTGAAAAAGTGGCATACTTAATTCCTAGAAAATCACAGGTAGTGTTCACATCCATCAACTCTGGATAGTGATCACTATCTTTTTCTATTTCGACCAGCCTTGTGATTGTGTCCTTGATAATGGACTTAATCCATTCAGATAGTGAAAGTAGAACATTATCCATATTCTTCCCCTCCTACACTTCGTCAAATGAGTTCAATTTCATGATTTTCATCTTGGTATTGGTGCTTGGCTCCCAAGTCATCCAATAGGCCAAGGCTGCATCTGCGAATTTCTTTGGCAGTAAGTCATAGCGACTGATATTGAAATGATCTTTGAAATCAATCTCTGCTTGTCTAAATACCGATTGAGCGAAAATCTTATCAGCATAAGCTGGGCTATCAATACCACCCAAGCAAGCCACGACTCGAGCCTTGCGCTTCTTCAGCAGCGACTGAGCGAAGCTTGGATGAATCGGTTGCTCACTCTTGAGGTAGTCAATATCTTCCAGCATAGTCGCTTGTTGCTCACGCAATTTCTTTTGACCAGTAAAGAGAGCAATAAAGGCATCCTCGTCCAAGTCCTCACGGATAAATCCGCCCTGCTTTCTAATGGCTGGCAAGACCTCTGATGTAACCCAGCGCTTGAACTCTTTCGCTTGAAGTAATTTGCTGGATAAGATAAGAGAGTAGAGACCAGATTCGTTGATAATCAACATATCTTGTATTCCGCCACTGGTAGGGATGCCCTGTTTTAGGGCGTCCTCTTCATCAACGTGAAGAGCAATCGCATTTCTAGCCTTGCTATATCCTAGGATGTCTGCAACATCCTTGCCAACGAACCAAGGTTCGTCATCGATTGTCAAAGTACGGACTTCCTGCCCGTGAAAATTAAAAATTTCGTTCATAACATTCCTCTTCTTACTTTCCCCAGTGTTAAAATAGTTTCCCAAACATCTAGTCCCTCAAGACTATCGATCATCAACTGACTCAGTTGATGATTCTTCTTCTGCCAATTCAGTATTATTTTAGCTTGCATATATAGACCTCTCAGTGATTTCTCCAAGGATTTTCAATTCCTAGAACATCTGTGACTTTTTCTTTCACATAATCACTTCCTTTGCCATACTTCAACAACTCTGAAATAACTGATGGTGCTACAAATACTTGTTTTGCCAATTCAGCTTGAGTCATATCCAGCTCAATCAAACGAGTTTTGATTTTAGCCTTAATTATTTTTAGTTCTTTACTCATTTTTTCCTCCAATCTGTGTTTTAGTATTTTCTAGATATATTGTTAGGATTTGAACTATGTCCTCTAGTGAATATGTTACGCGCTTAGAGATAAAATGTTTTTCAAACAATCTTATTGCCTCATAGTGATGTTTACTTGTTATATATGAATTATTTTCAATAAAAAATTTACAGAATTCTTCTGACGATTTGTCTGTCATACAAAATAATAGACAAAGTGATAGAGTGTCATCTTTATTGTTTTTTATTTTCGAAAAGTCATCAAAGATATTTCTGCCAAATATAACTTTATACCTGACTGGAACATCTGCCCTTGCAGATATGACGTATGTTTTTTTGTTTATTTTTATTTCCAATGTTTCTATCATTTCCTACCTCGTTTACCTACTTTATGTGACTAATAATTTTGCTTTACTCATATTCTTCCTTTCTATTGTTCTACCCTTTCTGCTATAATAAACTCAGAAAGGAGGTGATCTAATGACACTGTCTGACAAAGAAATCGCTTTAGAACTTACAAAGATTACCGTCGAACACTTTAATATTAGAGTCGCACAAAGTATCCGACAATCTGGATTAACAGACGAAATCATTGAACAATTCTACAAGCGATTCTATGAAACTGTTACGAATTTAAAAGATAATCATCCAGAATCGTAACATCTATTTTGAGCACATCTTCTGGATGTGCTTCTTTAATGTAAGCTATTTTTTCAATAGCTTCATTTACAGACGTACTTCTTAGAGAGATACTCAGCTTTGCCATTCCCTCTCTCCTTTCTTTTTAAAAAATTATCTAAAAAGTTAGCGAACTTCTTGACATTTTTAAATAAATGATTTAAAATCAAAACATAGAGAAAAGACCTACTAAAAGTAAGGTTATACCTAGAAAAACGGACGCCAATCAGTTTCATTAGGCTTTATTTTTTAGTTGTCTTGTTCGCTAACTCTTTAGCTTACGAATATAATTCTAAATTATTTATTTAATTTTGTCAACAGTTTTAATTAAATAATTTAATTATTTTTTCGTAATGCTTAGAAAGGTTGATAAAACAATGTTTCTGACATTTGAAAGAATAAAAGAACTTGCAAATAAACAAGGACTTTCAATAAATGCATTAGAAGAAAAGCTTGGATATAGTAGAAATACACTCTACTCCTTGAAAAAACAAAAAGCTAGTACGGAAAGAATGCAAGAAATCGCTGATTATTTAAATGTATCTTTAGATTATTTGCTTGGTCGCACGGATAATCCTGCCATCGCTGGTGATTCAAAAGAGTACACTTGGCAAGGGAAGGCACTAAATGTCGAAGAGATGGCATCTAATGTCATGATGTTCGGCGGTCGAGAATTAACAGACGAAAAGAAGAAAATCATCCAGTCTATCATTGAAGGTTATCTAAAAGAAGCTGGTGATTAGAGGTATTGCTTAGTGACTGAAAAAGAAATTATAAGTCATTTTCAGATTCGTATTATGGATTTTGATGGCGATTTGATGCCTGACGAACTTGGATTTTACGAAAAAGAAACCAATACAGCTTTCCTGTCGAGCAAGCTCAACAAAAAAGAGAGGGTTAAGGTCCTACTGCATGAATTGGGACATAAGGACCACACACGCTCAGAGTACCAGAACGCTCGTCTACGATGCGAAAACGAAGCTGATAGGAATATGATCCATCATCTCGTAAAAGACGCACTAGAAAGCTTAGACGACCCCACAGAGTTTGATTACCTCAAATTCATGTCCTACTACGATCTAAAAACTATGACGAATGAAGTCATGGTCAAGGAAGAGTACTTGGCATTAGTAAATTAAAAATTGCTTTGAAGATATTTATATAGAGGGGAAATATATGCAAAAGACTGTTGAAAAAATATTATTCAGAGTCGCTGGAGTGACAAAATATAAAAAAGCAGTAAAAGAAGCTTGCAATATGATTGCTGAAGACAATGGGATTCCAGAGTATTCAAAATACTATGGCGATTTATCAGCTAAGGAAATCAGGGAAGAAGTTGAAGAATACGGTCTAAAAGTTTTTAAGTATCGAGATTTAGATATTTTTAATATTGAACTCATTCCAGAAACGGATAATCAATATGATCCCAATGCTATAAAAGTTTTGATTTTTGATAATCATGTAGGATACGTCCCTGCAACAGTCGCTAAATCTATCCGTAAATATTTTGATGATGAAAGATATCATTTCCTAATAGAATGTGAGATAAAAGGCGGTCCATATAAAGAGTGGGACGAGTATGAAGAAAAAGTTGTCACAAATAATGATTTGGATGTTGGTTTTGAAATTTACCTTACCATTGTTGATTCTTCACAAAAAGAAGTAATTCAGAGCGAATCATCTGAGATAATTGATGATAACATTTCCAATAAAGAAGTTACGAAAACTGAATCTATTGAAACTAAAACAACTGAAGCTGAACATATTGAACAAAATATTGTTAGTGACAGTTTCGCTGATATAGTAAACGAGATTAATCTTTCAGAAACATCTCCTAAGACAAAACTTCCTGCCAATAAAATCATATTTTCAGCACTGTATATTTTCTTAGTCTTTTTCGGAGTTGTTGGTATTCCAATCGCTCCATTCCTTGCAGTCCCTTTGACAGTTTGGAGTTTGTATAAATTATACAAACTATTCAGAAAATAAAAAAAGCCCCACAATCGCCCTCGCCAAAGTTTGATTGTGAAGCTTATCCTGTATAAAAATCAGCCATTAAAAAGGCCTCTTTTCTATACTCTATTTTACACCATGAAAGGGGTGATGTCAATATTCTCAATGTTTAGACCTTGTCCAGAAGCCGATAAACAAGGAGAATACAATGAAATATAATAAAACAAAATACCCAAATATCTATTACTACGAGACTGCTAAAGGCAAGCGCTACTATATCAGACGCTCTTTCTATTTCAGAGGGAAAAAGAAAGAGATAACCAAGAGCGGTCTCACAACACTTCCACAAGCCCGTGCGGCCTTGACAGAAATTGAGCAGCAAATCCAAGAACAAGAATTAGGTATCAATACGAATCTAACACTCGACCAGTATTGGGATATCTATTCTGAAAAGAGATTGTCAACAGGGCGCTGGAATGACACTTCCTACTACCTCAATGACAATCTTTATAAGAACCACATCAAACCAAAGTTTGGTTCTGTTCTGCTTAAAAATTTGGATAGAAATGAGTATGAACTATTCATTTCTGAAAAACTAAAAAACCATACCAGATACACTGTTCAAACCCTCAATTCCAGCTTCATGGCATTGCTAAACGATGCCGTGAAAAATGGGAATCTTCCCTCAAATCGCTTGAAAGGTGTTTTTATCGGCCAGAGTGATATTCCTGCAGCTAACAAGAAAGTGACTCTCAAAGAGTTTAAGACTTGGATAGCAAAGGCGGAAGAGATTATGACAAAACAATTCTATGCTCTGACCTATCTTACTATTTTTGGACTGAGAAGAGGAGAAGTCTTTGGATTGCGCCCTATGGACATCACTCAAAACGACAGTGGACGGGCTCTACTGCATCTTAGAGATAGTCGAAGCAACCAGACCTTGAAAGGAAAAGGAGGGCTTAAAACGAAGGATTCAGAGCGATACGTCTGCCTTGATGAAATCGGAACAGACCTTATTTATTATCTGATAGCTGAAGCTTCTAAGATTAAGCGAAAATTAGGGATTATCAAAGAACAACAAAAAGATTATATTACCCTAAATGAAAAAGGTGGTCTCATCAATCCAAACCAGTTAAATAGAAACTTCAATCTAGTAAATGAAGCAACAGGATTGCATGTAACACCTCACATGATGCGCCACTTTTTCACAACTCAGAGTATTATTGCCGGAGTTCCTATTGAGCAACTAAGTCAGGCGCTTGGCCATACAAAAGTCTATATGACCGATCGTTATAACCAAGTTGAGGATGAACTTGCTGAAGCGACAACAGACCTATTTCTTAGTCATATTCGCTAAAAAATCCCCGACAAAATCTCAAAAAGTCCCCGACAATTCCCCGACAAAAATCCGAAAAATACCGAAAAATATCGAAAAATGATTTTTAGAATAGTCCCCAAAAGCCTGAAATAGAGCCAAAAAACTCCACCTGATTGGGTGGAGTTAAGGGAGATTATT